CGTTATGGCTGATCCCCATCTTCCCGAGGAAAGCGCTGTACCCCATAGCCGCGCGTTCCTGCGTCATGCCCATGGCTGCCATGATGTCCGTACCGGTCAAGGAATCTGATGCGGTGGCGCGCGGGGAGTCGCTGATCATCGTGGACTTTGCGAAGTGGTATTTCACGGTGTTTTCGAGGTTCATACTGCGGCTCCTGCCATCAGGTAAATGCGGATAAAGTTACGAAGGATGCGATAGTCCACCAGCACCGTTCCCGGGCGGCGATAAATGCGGAGGCGCAGCCAGCGCATGCGAAGCGATTCGATCAGTTCTGGTTTCATGCTGGCTCCAGCTCGGTGATGGTTAACTCCAGTTTGCCGCCCTTGATGATCGGCATCCGCTTTACGCGGTAATCGTCTACCTGCTGGTCATCCAGCCAGAACCCGGCTTTTGTCAGCGCGTCGAATGCCGCCTTCTGCAGGTTGTCCAGGTCCCGGCGGCGGCGATCCGGCATATGGCACTCGATACGGATTTTCACCTGCTTAGCCAGGCCGATATCCAGCATTCCGTCTTTGATGATTTGGGCGACGCGGTCGCGGTAGGCGCGCCCTTCTGTGCTGATATGCGTGCGCCCGCGGTTGTGCCGGTAGTAGCGGTTATTGCTCGGCGGCCACGGCAGGCTGATTCGATACTCGCTCATACTTTTACTTTTCCCTCTTTCAGCCAGATAACCTGTGTGCGGGCCATGCCTTCCAGCGCGCACTCCTTTGCATACGCCGCATCCACTAAGCGGGTGCGGCGGTCTATTTCGTCGTGGCAGCTGCTACAGGCGATGGTGGCGATCAGGTCAGGCGGTTTGATGCCGGTACCGCACAGACCGGCCAGGCGGATATGCGCCAGAACGGACGTTTCAGAATTGACATTGCACACGCCAGGGATCCGTACCTGACATTCGCGGCCACGGGCTTCTTTGCATAGATTTGCCATGATCACCCCCAGACCTTTTGGCGGAAGGTCCGCGGCGTGCGTTTTTGACGCCGGGCTTCCGGTAGCCGGACGCTGACGGTCCAGGTGACGTAATCGGGGTTCAGGCTGCGCTCGACCTTCACGCCGCGCGCACGATATGTCGTCATTAGCTCTTCGGCCTGCGCCGTTGTGCATTCGGTATGTTGGAACCATGAGGATTTCATCGCCATCACCCCGCAAAGCTCATCAGCTGCGCGGCGGCGTTCTCAGCCTCGCGCTGGTCTTTGAATGCCCGTGACAGGATCCAGCGCCATAGGACATCGAGCGCGGCCCTGTAGAGCTGCTGAAACTCGGTCTCGTCCATATTGGCGAAGGCTATGCTGCGGGGATGCTTGCGAAGAGTGCCATCAGGCAGCTGGATAGCGTCGTAATGCCCTGATTCGATGGTCACCCAGGCGCGATACGCGTCGAAGGACTTGCAGGCGCTGATGCTGCCAGTGCGCTTGTCGGCGATGCGTTCAAGATACTGTTCAGCAGCATCCAGCAGCGCGCCTTCGTTCCCGCCGTATGAAGCGAGGTATCTCGCATAGCCGGTCACCAGCTTGCGTTCGTTGGATGAGATGGCCCCGCCGGTTGGCTCCCAGTATTCGAAGCCGAGATTCAACAGAGCGAAGAAGCGGCGGTGGAAAGCTGGGTTACGGACCTGTTTGAAGTCAGCCACCAGCACAGCGCCGAGCTTGATTTTTGATTGCAGTAATTCGCTGGTCTCCGGCGTGGCGGGGATCAGGATTCCTGAGGATTGCTTAATGAGTTGTAACTGCGCCATGGAAGTTCTCTTCGTGGCGCATCGTTGTCAGGTTATCGGGTGTTCAGGCCGATTTAAACATTATGCTATTCAGGTATTAAAAAGGTCAATTCCTGGCTGATAACTCCTTGACGATCTCTTCCAGTGTTTCGCGTGATATGACACGCTCATCCACCAGTAGGCGCTTGTGGCCGACTACTGCACCAGCAGAATTTATCAGCACGCGATCCCCTGGCCGGAGTTTAAACGAACACACAGACGCTCCGTCGGAACGCCTAACGAGTTCGTAATAATCACCCCCATCGGAACAGACCTCAGCCACATCAACCCCCTCACTTTGCTATCCTCAAATACCCTCTCCCGGCGGGGAGAACTCCACTCCACAGAGCCAAAATAACAAATGGCGCAAAATTCCTAATAGGTTCGCCGGAAGAAAAATTCATTTTTTTCTTTAGCACTTAAACCATACAACAAAACACTGTATGTATAAACAGTAATTATCCGTTTGGCTTAAGTATGCACATGAAATGCATGTCTGCGCAAGTCCATTCATCCGCTTGATTTGAATAAATTTTTACGCTACTTCCCTGTAAAAACTTACCGATATTTTTAACACTTTTGAGGAAGAGAAAGTGCTGGGGTAAATATCTTATTGGAAAACTCTCAACCCTGCCAAACGCAGGGCAGGCCTGCGCCTGAGGGTATATTGCCGCGATGACACATCTTGTCAGGTTGGTAATTTGTTGCCGCGCTGTGTCTATTATCTAATCGATTTCATAGAACAATATCACTGCATCGATCGGTAATATCGATCATGCGTTACATCAGTGATTGTGCGAGCCGGTGACGGAGATGAAAAGGCCTCCTGGGAGGCCAAGATTTTCTAGATGCGGGGGGATTAAGTTCGCGCCATGATTGACAGTGCTGCCACCTCATAAATCACTGCTTTGGCAGTACCGTCTAGGAATGGATTCTAAAGGTAACAGTGCTTTTTGCTGGGGTTGTTGTAGGCTTGAGACACCATGCGCGAACAGCTTTCAAGGTTTCTTGCTCAAACATGTCCTTTGGTACAGCGGAGACGACCCTGATATCTTTTGGGTGGCCATCAAGGCCAACTATGTATGAAACCACGACCATTCCTTCGACTTTCAGTGCAATAGCTTTCGCCGGAATAGTGGGAAATTGTTTTTCTAACCTTCCATTACAGTCATCCAATTTAAATGAGTTCTGGTTTTGCTGGCAGCCTGTGACCAGAATTAAGATTGCAATCGCTACAAGTTTCTTCATAAATTTTCCCAGTTGTATTAGGCCCTACATTACCTTGGCTTGTAGCGGGTTGCTTTGTGCTAAATCACTCACTCAGTGTGTTTTGATGACGCTGTAATTTAGCTATGTTCTTTTGGCGGCATCCTTCCGTTGCCCGCACATCTCCGGCAGGTTTGCACGTACCAGCGCGGCAGCGAACGGCAGCGGGACGGCATTGTGGCTTATGGATGTATTTCAGAACGAAAAAACCTCCCCGTTGGGGAGGCTTTTAATTATTGCGAGGCGTACCATGACTGAGTTGCTTGATCAAAACCTTCATCAAGTTAATCAGTGCAATAATTACGCCTCCTAGTGTACTTATAGCAATGTCACTCATGTCAATTTTCTCCATCCCGAGCATAATGCATATGACAAAGAAGGTGAAAATGCTTAAGCAAAATGTATAAGTCACTGGTTTAATAAAAAACAACATGGCCTAGAAGTCCCCTCCCAGGCGCGAGGTACGTCCGGGTGTTCAGGCCGGACGCAGTAAGATTATGGCTGGTTGATTATGGAAAATCAACGAGCAGGTAATGATTGAATTTTGATCTAGCTTATTGAGCACTCAATGAATTAGGATAACAAGAACTATAGGTAAATAGCCGGTGAGCTATGAGCAATGTAATGTTTAACACTATTACTACCGGTGTTGTCGTCTTCGTATCGGGACAGATTTTGGTCAAGTGCGTACTGGATCCTTACATCTCTTTCAAGGAGCATTTAGGGATGGTTTCGGCAATTCTTCTTCGCGAGCAAAGCAAAATTCTTAACGTAAATGCAAAACATGAAGTAATTACTGAAATAAAACAGGTATCAGCCCTGCTGCTGTCGAAATCCAATGCAGTGCCTATGTACGGACTATTTGCAAAATTGCACCTACTTCCACATTACAAAAATGTCCGCAATGCCACAAAGAACCTGAATCTTATTGCATCCATTTTAGAAGAGGGCCGGGGTGCTATTACCGGCCATGCCTACAACCAAGTCCAATCCTCGCTCAATGCTATAGGCAAAGATTTGGGAATGATTGTTACCTACAATTGACTATATCGAAAATTTTGTGTCCATTCTATTTTGGAGCTGCTTTCACCATCGCCGCCCAGCACCATTTGGCACGTAGGGCAGCCTGCTCACAGCCGCTCATACCCTCGTATGTCTCCCATGCATCCGGGTCGCGAAACTCTTCGCGCAGCTCTGCTTCGAAACCAGCAATCACCATGTCTTCTGTCGGCTCAACCGGCACCAGTGCATAACCATCCGGCACGCGGGGCGCTGGCGGCGCGATAATTTGAAACTCAGCATTGTGCGGCTGGGCTTTTAAAACAAAATCCACCTGGTCACGGCGGATGGTTTGCCACTCCGTTACCTGTCCGTTGTATCCATTCCTGATGCGGTATTGATAGACCGGTTCAGACGGAGCTGTCAGCGCTGTCAGTGCAGCTTCATACAGCGCCAAATCCTTCTGCGCGTATTCGTCATTTGGCATGATTGCGGCGTATTCAATTGCACGCTTTTTATGGGTCATCGCCCAATCGATTAACTGCTCTTTGGTGGATTCAGTCATTCCAGGCCTCCAGCTCGTTCTGTATCTCTTCGTCGATCTCGTCGTTAGTAACGTCCTCATTGAGGTAGTTCAGAGCCTCTTTCCGGTACTGTTCTCGACGCCCGCTGCCGTACCAGACAGAAAACTCAGGAGACCAGCCAGTGTCATCTCCATTTTCAGCGAAAAAATCATGCATCGCGTTGTTGTAGGCCATACGGTCCACCATGCAGTCAGCTGTAGTAAGCGCAATTCCACGGATGAACGTGCGAAGGTGATGTTTACGCCACCATGGACTTACTTTCGAATCGCACCAGCCTTTGAACTCAACCTCCCAGCGACGAATGCAACGCGCATTTAATGATTTGCTCATAGGGCAGCCTCTTGGCGGAGTAATGCATCATGAAGAGCCACTGCACCTATTTCTCGTTGAGCAGCATCTTCGTAGCTAATGCCGTTTGTCTCCAGGATGCAGTCCCTGTCGAGATACTCGGAGCATTCATCCAGCGCTTTGCGGATACCCTGCTGCTGCATAGCCGCCAGCGCATCACGCTGCTTAGTCGCTTCCCGTAGCGCCAGCGTGGTGCAGTCCAACCGCTCGGCCAGACGGGAAACAATCTTCGCCATATCGATGATCGGCGTGTCGCTACTCATCGTCTTCGCAAACTGATGACCAACGGCCACCAGCTCTTTGTTGCTCAGTGAATCACTCATGTGATGCTCCTCGGTGCGTGTAACGTTCCATGTCAAAGTCGATAACTGCCCGCTGGTCGCGGAAGACGCCGCAGCGCCCGTGGCGGATAAGTTTCCCCTGCTCTACGGCAGCCCGGATGTACTTCTCGGCCGTGGTGCGGTGCAGGCCGAAAATGGCGACGACATCGTTTGTCGTTGCGCGGCCATGCTTTTTCACCAGCTCGATAATCCAGGCGATGAACAGGGTGCGCTCGCTATGCGTTTTTGGTCTCGGCATACTCACCCCCTTCTCACTTCACAGCCCGCAGGTGTGATACTTTCCCGCGATAGCTTGCCCAGTCGAAATTGACCCAGATCCCGCTGTCCATTCGAAGACGATCCACGACGCGCGCGCCGAGTGTGGCCACCAGCTCGTCGTAATTCAGGTTGCTCAGGATGCCGACTGGCCGCATTGAGGAGAGCCGACGGTCAATCACCTGGTTGATGATCACCTTCTCACCACTGGAGCCGCGCTGGATGCCTACTTCGTCCAGCACCAGGAGATCGACGTTACACAGGTCGTTAAGCAGCGCTGATTCAGTCTGCCCGCCGTCGTAGCACTCGCGAACACGGAGCATCAGGTCAGGAATGGTCACCACCAGAACGGAGTGCCCTGCTGCCAGCAGGTGGTTGCCGATCGCCGCCGCCAGATGATTCTTCCCGGTACCCGGTGCGCCGCTGAAAACGAAGCTTGCGAATCCGCCGCCGCCAAAGTTTTGCGCGTAGCTCTTCGCCATGCTGTAAGCCTGACGCTGTTCCGGGCCTGTCACTTCGTAGTTCGCGAACGAGCAGCTGCGGTGAAGGGCCTGTATTCCGGCACGACCAAAAATCTTCTCAGACCGGGCGCGCTGGTTTTGCTTATCGATTTGCTGGCAGTGTTTACGGCCCTCTTCCTGCTGCCATGCCTGCCATTCTGCAACGCTGTTGAATTTCGGCTGCACGCTGGCCGGTATGAACTTACGCAGGCGTTCAAGCGCGCTGCCGGTGCCGATTGCGTTTTTCATGGTTGCCCCCTGAAGCCTGCCGGGATTTTTTTATCTGGCTGGGAAATGTGATTCACATCCCGGGCCGCCTTACGGCTGCTCAGGCCGAATTTTGGTTTGAACAAACCCTGGTACCCGTTTGCGATGCTGGTGTTAATCACGGCTACCGGATCGTGACCTTCGTCCAGGCACTCTTTCAGCAGGCGGAAAGCCTTGGTTACCGTCAGCTCGGTTTTGATGGCTTTGCCAGACTGCTGGCGATAGGCGACCCACTCACGCCAGGAGGACGCATCCAGCCATTCAGGAACCGGGATACTCAGCGGATCAAACTTCACCTTCCCCTTTGGGGGATTAGAGGGGGTTAGATCTGTATTTATATTTGTCTTTGGAAGAATGTCTTTGGTGTTCCCTGTTTTCGGGGATCCCTTTCCCTGTTTTCGGGGATAACCATCCCCGTTTTCAGGGATGGTTTGAGGGGTATTTTTGCTATCCCCGTTTTCAGGGATAGCTGTCCCTGTTTTCAGGGATAACCATCCCTGTTTCTGGGGATTGTAAAGACTGATATCGGAGATAGAGATTACCCAAGTTAAAGCTTCAGCAGAGGGGAAAGCCACTGGGCATCTCATGCAGTTCGGCTTTGTATAAGCCCATTTATCCAGGTTGGTGTTGATCCCTATGTATCTGGTTTGCCCAATCCGGCGCAGGATGATGATGTTCCGATAGGCGAGGCTCAGCACGGCCTCAGAAACGTGCTTCACCTTCAGCGTCGTTTTGTCGGCAATGAGACTGTTAGCGATCCGGTCTGATTTTTTAGACCAGCCATAAGTCAGCCGAACGATGGCATTCAGTACCCGGAACTCACGCCCGGATAGCTCAACGATACACAGGGCATCCTGGATCTGATTGGCTAAACGGAGATAGCCATTTTCCAGATCAGCCATGCGGCTCTCCTGTTGCTCCTGCTTTGGAACGGGGAATTTGATAACTTCAGCGGTATTTGACATACTCACCTCCGCAATTACGCACAGTTTTTGCACCAGAAAGCCGTTGGTGTTCGCGCACCGCGGCTTTCGCCTTTTTAGGATCTGTCATCACATAACTCCTGGGGCCATTGCTGCCAGGCTCGCCAGAACCGGGCCGAGGGAATCTGTTGGCAGAAAACGCAATAATGCTTCTGCCGCTTCACGAACTTCCTTCTCCAGACGCTGGATTGGCTGACCCAGTAACTTAGCCTGATGAGCTTCCCCACACTCTTTGATGGCATCTGCGATCAGCTCTTCATTGGTTTTGCCCGTTACTAGGCCGAACTCGCGCGCTACTGCTTCGTTATCGCGTGCCATCACCGCTACGATCGCCGGAGTCAGCATCTCCAGGTACTTGTCATACTTCGGCCCGGTGTTATTAATCATTCGGAAGAAGTTAACTTTGGTGCCGTGTACCGAACCGGCCAGCAGAAGGCCACGACCATCACTGGCAAACCACTCTTTCGCCACCAGCTGCGAGATGTAGTTTTGCGCATCGCCGGGCGTTGCCCTGTTCCATGCTTTTACAGCCTCCCGGATATTCGAGAGTTTGCATGATTTGCGCGGAAGCTCTTGATATTTCGATATCACCAGCCCAGCAGTCAGGCTGCTACTATGGTTGTGGTTTTGCGTTTGCATGGTTGATCTCCTACTTTGGCAAACCATCTGTAGGGTTTGGATAGGCGCTTGGGTCAATCTCATGAGGCGTAACTTTCCAGTTAAGGATTCGACACAACGGCAAAATTCGAGCGTGTGGGACTTTCCCTTTCCGCAACCATTTGCCAACGGCTTGAGATGAGATGCCGAAGCACTCGCCAATACCTACCTGAGACATGTGGCTGCTGATTTTTTGTTTAATTTGGTTATCCATTTGCTGTCCTAGCTGTTTGCTTTAGGTGATTGGAGAATAGCACTTAAAACTTTTGGTTCCAATAAAAATCAAACAAATAGTTCTAATGAACTATCAAACCATTGGTTGTAAAATGAAAATATGAATAAAATTCCTCACCCTGTATTTGCTAAAAGAATCCATCAAGTGATGGAGGAAAACGGCTGGAGCATGGCGGACCTTGCGCGGCGCGTTATGCTTTCCCACACATCCGTGAGAAAGTGGGCCAATGGGGCGTCAGCTGCGAGTGGCGAGCGTCTTAAAAGGCTGGCTGCGGTAACCGGCAGGCCTGAATATTGGTTTTTCATGGAGCAGGGAGAGGAAGGCGAGAACGGCGAAGAACTACCAGCATTACCGCGTGTGCTCGATGAAAGAGAAGAAACGTTGCTTTCACTTTTCAACCAATTGCCGGAAGCAGAAAAGCTGCGATTGATTATTCACACCAGAGGCGTGGTTGAAGAGATGGATCTTCTTAAAAACGATGTATACGACATCATTCATGATTTGAAGAAATAGACTATTTCAAACCCGCTCTACAATGAGGCACCGTATCGGTGTCTTTTTTTCGCCCTCAAATAGAACTATTAGTTCCATCTGCACTTTACACATCGAACTTTTGGTTGTATCTTCAGTTCATCGACAACACGCGCAGCGTTGTCAGGTTAAAGAAATGTTCCGCCAGCCTGGCGACAAGGGCAAATGAGGGTGACCATGATTGACTACGCACGTAAACCAGTACGGCATCAGGCCGTAAAACTGAACTGGGTTGAGGTGATTGTTCGCCGTATCTGTTATCTG